ATACTTTAGTTAATATAAAAAATGTAAATTAATTCATGTCACGTTCATCAGCGTAGATAATTACACATCTACAGTTGATGACGTTAGCAACTCCACCTTTAGGGTCACCTGCATATCCCATAGGCACTCCACCGACAGTAAAATCTTCATTCATATCCACAACTTGACCACTAGCAGATGCGTGAGTTGGTCTTGTTCTTGCATCACTCGTTGCTACCCATTTCTTCATCATCTTAATTCCTAAGTCTGCTTCTACTTTTTGATGATAAGAATGATTAGCAAAAGAAGCTGCGTTATGTGTTTCAGTTCTAGCAATTAAAGCTGCTCTACTTCTACTAATTGGTAAAAACTTGCTTGATACTAATTTAGCTATTTCAGGTAGGGTTAAATTGTCTGCACGTCCTTGTTCAATCAATCTGCTGATTCTGTTAGCCATTCTTGTAGTTATACCTGCTAATATTAGTTGACGTGTATTAAAATAATTTTGTACCACTTCTTCAAAATCTGTGCTTCTACCAAATACCAGTGCTTCTTGTTTTTGATTGCCAAAGTATTTATCTTCATTAGCTTTATACACAACTTGGAAGATTCTTCTGTAATGTGTCAATATCAGTGGCATAAAATCTTCATTCAAAGATTGTGTTGCTACACTATCATCATAAATACCAAACTCTCTGTAAAGATACATTTGTGTGTTAAGGAATTTTCTAAACAGAGTATTTAATCTTTTAAAAAATCTTTTTTCTAAATTGTTTCTGAGTGCAAGTTGTCGTCTTGTTTCTGCTCTATTACTGATTCGCCTTTGTCTAAAGGTATTAAATCTTTTTTGATTAAGCATTATTTTTTACTTGATAATGGATGTCCTTTTGGGAATAAATCAGAATCATGTTTACCACCCTGATATCTACCACTTCTTAGAGCAAATAAAAAAGAATTTACACGTGCGTATGCCCATCTGTCTGCTCCCCCACTTGCTCTTACAGCTGGTCTTACACTAGAAGGATTTGTATTATAAGCACCTACTCCTCTTTTAAAAACTGCTGATAACATTCTTACTGTTGCTCTTTTTTTAGGATTATCTCCATACTTTTCATTATGCTTGTCAACTTTCTTTTGTAGTGCTTCCTTAATTTTTGCTGATAATTCTTTCTTATCTTCTAGAACAGAAATATGTTTATCATCTGCAAGTGGTTCTATATCTTCTAAAGATTTTTTACCTTCAAGTTTTTTTGTTAATTCTAGTATGACATCTTTCATACCTTGTTCACCTAAAGTTCCTATCACACCCCACTTAATTTGTGCAACAACTCCAGATACATTACTTAAATTAGGTTGTACTGAACTATCTTTAAATTTTTGACCATCTCTAAAATGTCTTGCAGCCCATGCTTCTCTTTCTTTTATCCATTTTAAAACTGCAGGTGACTCAGAACCTTCTCTTGCTCTACCCCACAACATAAATGCTTCGTTACCTCTAATATTACCACCTGTCCTCCAAATACTTTTTGGACCATCATTTTTTACATTATTTGCAAACTCGTAGCTAAACTGTGGATATTTACTATTTCTTAAAGATATTTTTTTATTATCTCCTCTTTTTGGAAAATTAGTTAATTCGTCTTTTTCTTCTTGTAATAGAAAATCAATTTCTTTATCTATTTCATCTTCATCATAATCTTCTAAATCTTCTTGATTAACTGGGTTCTCAGGCTTCTCTACGCCTTCGTCACCAATAGGGAATAAGCTAGCAGAAACATATAAATCATCAGCACCTTGTACTGGTTCTAATCCTATAATCTCTCTAGCTTCGTTTCTTGTCATAATACCTTCACGAACTGCACTAGTTACGTTCTCGTATATCTTTCTACGTCTTTCTGATAATGCAGGTATAGCATCTATATTAAATTCCAGTGTTAACCTTTCATCAAACAAAGGTACTAACCATTCATTTAAGTCAGAAGACAGTTTTCTTAAATGTGGAATAATAGTTTCTTCATATAGAGCAAGTCTTGCTTCAGCTACGTTTGAATATGTTTGTGCATCGGGTACACCAACTAATTGACTTGGAACACCAAAGCACATAGCTATATCTGTAGCACTCATGTGTTTTAAATTTAAGAAGTCCATGTCTTTTGGCGATAAACCCATTTCTTTCCAATCAAAGTCACCTTCTAATAACATTGGTCTACCAGCATTACCAGCACCACTAAATCTATTATTTAAGTCTGTTAATAATTGTTGTCTTTGTGATTCTGATAAGTTGACTGCAAATCCTGATTCATCTTGTGGTTTAAATATAACTGCACCACTTGGTCTTGCACCATTACTTAGAAGATTTACATTATGTTTACTTGCCATATTAAACTGGTCTACTTCTACAGCAGCAGCACTCATTGGACTTAATCCATAATAATCATCTAATGGATTCCATAATTTAACGTGCTTAAGTTCACTAAAACCATTTTCTTGGTCAACTAAAAATGTTTGATGTACTTTACCATTAATTATGTATTCATACTTTTCAGGGATTGGGTTACCACCACCTTTGATATTTATTCTGTCAGGTCTTAGTAAATGTAGTTCTTTTGGTTTACCTAAATCACTACCTACTTTAAGTATGTAAGAATTACCACTAAGCAACACATAACCAAATAAGGAGTTAAAAAACTCTGAGTAGGATTGTAAAGGATTGGGTCTGTTAAGTAAGTCAATGATTGGGTGTTGTTCAACAATTTGGTCTCCTGCTTTAATAATAAAAGGTACAGCACTTGCACCTTTAGATATTTCATTTACACATCTGTAAACAATTGCATTCTTTAAATATCCTTCTTTTGCTAAGTCTTGGTATTTGTAAGTCTTTGCTTCTTCAGTACCAACACCAAAATAACCCATCATGTTTGAGTTCTTTTGTTCTTGTACAGGTTGTATGTTAAACAGTCTTTGAAAAAATGTTTGTTGTGCCATCAGCTTATTCTCCAGTTTACTTGTCCTTTAGATTTACTTAATTCGGTCAATCCCCATACTAAAGCATCTAATCTATCAGGTGAACTTGTTGTTTCGCCAGTATAACTGCACATTTGCGATTCTAACTCTGAAAATACATCTATATGATGTACTCTCCTTTGTTCATACAAAGCTGCTATTGGTTCTGCTCTTAGAATCTTACCTCTTGTTGCTCTTACACTTCTATAAGAAACATTGTGGTCTATATTTCTAATCAGTCTTTCTACCAAGTCGCCACCATTGTTCACTTCAGCTACTATTCTATCAGCTTCCCATTCATAGAAAGCATTAATAGCTATTCTACCCCATTTATCAGGCGGATGTCTCCCTGATAAGTCTTCTAAGACATAATAATGATTATTAAAGTCTTTTCCTACTACTACTATACCTGTTTCATCAGAATTTGCATTAGCTGTAACTGCTGGGTCTATTGCAACTATGATTTGTTGTAAGTCTTTATCTTCGTTAGTTCTTGATTCATCTATAAGTTCATTAGTCCATAAAGCACCTTCAAGGTTATCTATTATTTCAGCATATAATTCTTGCCTTCCTAGATTTGTACCTTCGTATTTATCTTTTAGCATTTTAAGAGCAGACTCTGCTAAGTTCTCTTCATTCTCAAAAGTATTACCAGTAGTTACATGTACATCATCTCTATTTACTAATTCTTTTATTAATTTTGTTGGCTTTGGTGTCGTAGTAATAACACACTGTGGATTATCTCCAAGTCTTAGACCAAACATTAATTGGTCAAATGCTTCAGGGTATCTCCAAGCTGCAACTTCGTCACACCATGCTCTATGAAATTGTGGTCCTCTTAATCTATCAGGTTCTTGAGCTGCATATCCTGTTATCTTAGAGCCATTAAATAATCTTATCTCAGAAACAGACGAGCTGTATCCTTTCATATCTTTTGAACTTAAAAAACATTCTTTAGGAAGTATAGAAAGTAAACCTGAATTACCACCAAAACAAACCCTTCTTAAATCTCCATGAGTAGGTGCAACAACAGCACAGTTTACATTAGGATTTCTTAATGCATATAAAGCTATATCTTGTGCACCTGTTCTAGTTTTACCCCAACCACGACCAGCTAATATTAACCAAATGTAATGTTCTACTTTTGGTTGTAACTGTTTATCTCGTGCAGTATCTAACCAATTAGTGCGTAGATTGAACGCTTCTGATTCTGCTTTCTTCAACTTCGTCAAGCAGTTCCATAGCTCTTCTGAAGCTGTCGTTGTTTTCTGATATTGTTGCATTAATATTCTCAGTTACTTCTCCTAATGCAATCTTAGCTAATCTTTGTGCACTAAGTGCAGCACTAGCTAATGCATTAATTTGTGTGGGTGGTAAACTTTTTTTACCTGACTGCATATCTTGATTATGCTGTGTCATAATTTGACCAATCATTACATATAAACCATTAGCTATATTTAAGCTATTATCATCATTACTTTTTGACCTTTTTACTAAATCTTTTTGTCTTTCTTTATCAAGTTCTACTTGTAGGTTTGACTGAAATTGTTCTTTTTGTAATTTCCAATTTTCATTTCTTGCTGTTCTATAAACAGTACTTTGTGCAACTTTGTATTTTTTTATCAACTCATCTAGAGTTGGATAGATTCTTTTATTGTCTTTTTCTATACCTTGTACAAAATCATTTCTGATTTTTATCTTCTTTATTTCTGTTAATTTAGTTTTAAGTTTTTTTGTGTTCATATTTTCTAATTATTTATCGTGATATTAGTCCATAAAGTACCTAAAATAAAGCAAAAATAAAAAAAAGACTATATTTATTCCAAAAAAGGTTTACTTTTGTATACAACACTTTAAAATGATAGGTATAAATTAAAAGGAGATAAAATGATAATCACTAAAAATACAAAAAACTACAAAAACCACATACTTAACAATGTATTACTTTTAGCAGAAAAGGATATTTGGGAAGTAATATTTGCTATAGGTAACGAATTCGGTATAGAAGAAGTACCAAGTCCTGTAGGTGGAAATAAAGTATTTATAAACAAGCTTGTAGAATTAAGAACAGCACAAGTGGAGAATTCATAATGAAAAAATTAAGAGTAAGACAAGAAAATACTTTTACAGAAGCAAAAAATAAATTCCTTATTAAAGCAAATCAGCTTTTTAAAAACTACGACAAAGTACCTTCAGAAAAATACTGCTCAGAAAGAATGGGTGGTTGGATAATGTTTGATACAGATAACATGGTTATAGGTTGGGTTGGTAATAAAGGAGAAATTACAGTTTACGATTACGAGCCAACTACTAAGTCAAACGCTACAAAGCAAAACTTTAGAGGAGTTAAGTAATGATATATAAGCAAGAGACATTAAATACTTTTACTTCAGAAGAATTATTAAAAAATCTTAATAAAACATTTCTAATACATGCACTTTGTAATCCTAAGATACGACCACAGATAACAAAGTATCAGAAACAGATTACACAAACTATATGGAAACGATTTCCTAAAGTTGCTAAAGAAGAAGGATTAATAAAATGACTTTAAGTAGATACTTACCTTTTTTAGAATTTAGCTTTCAATTTGGAATAAATAGAATAGATATAAGTTATAAGTTATTTAGTCAAGGTTTTGATAATACAGAAATGCATCATATAGAAGTTAATGTAGAAAATGACAGGGCAATACCTTTAACAGAAACAGGTTACAGGTCAGAGATTTTTCCAATGCAAAAAGGCAAGATTCTTACTAAAGAAGAAATATTAGATTGGTTTTACGAAAAAAACGGAAATAAACAACTTACTTTATTCTAAAAGTCTTTTAATTTTAAAAAATCAATTTAGTATATATATAAAATTTATACAGAGGTATATATGTCAATTGAGTTATTAAACTTATCTTTTAAAGTAAAAGGTCTAACCCCAACTAAAAAACTAATTCTTGTTATCTTATGTAACTATGCAGACGAAAAAGGAAGTTGTTATCCAAGCTATCAGCATATAGCAGATATAGTAGGATTAAAAGATTCACGAGGTGTAAGAAGAACTATTAAAGAATTTGAACAACTTGGTATCTTAAAAATACAAAATAGAACATTACAAAATGGTAGTTTTACAAGTAATAGGTATTATATACAACTAGCTAGGGGTATAAAGAACCCTATGGGTGCTGAAACCCA